CTAATTACACCGTCTGCTGATTCACAGATGAGGGCGCCTAAACGATTCTTATTTTTACCTGTGCCTTGTTCCCAACCTACAATCATAAGATCACATTCTAATTCTGCTTTAAACTTTACTTGATCCTTACTACGCTTATCTTCCCAGATGCCAATCATAGACTTAAGAATAATACCTTCTTGTCCTTCATCTAAATACTTATTGAACAACTTATTTGCAGTATATTGATTGTCAACTGTCTGAGTTTCTACGATACTAATTAGATGTCCTAGAGATGATGCCTTTTTAAATTTTTCTACTCTGCCTACAAGTTCACTAAAACGAGATTTATAAGGAACAATATATTTTCCTAGAAGAAAAACATCATAAGGAATAGCATCCCATAATGTAGCACGAACCATTGCTCCTTCTTTTGCAGATTGAGTACCTTTAATTGCTTTGGTTAAGATACCATTACCGGTTTTACGATCAAGCGGTTTACCAGTTCCATCAACCACAAGAAGTTCGCCGTCAAATACGACATCATTACCATAAACTTTGGCCAACCCAATAAATGCTTGACCAAATAAATCTGAAGCGATATCCAATTGCCTACCATTACGACTCCTAAATTCTACTTTACCATCACGGACGATGGCGTTGAAGCGCATGCCATCCAACTTAAGCTGGACATATGCTGGGAATCCAATTTTGTCAACGAGTTTCTGTTCGAATCCAGAAGCCAACATGACTGGATACGTTTTGATAAGTCCTGGCCAGATTTTGTTGATTGTTGGTTCGCCGACTCCGCAACGAAGGTCTTGTTTAATGATCCTCTCAATAACGCTGGCATCTTGTGCATCAAGTGACTCCAAAATATATTTCAAATGGTCAATTGCAGCATTGCCAGTCTTATTACGAGTGGCGAATTGCTGCTCTAGTTCTTGCATAGCCCAACCTAATGCTGCCTTAGCCTCAGCTTTGCCAACAATGTAGCTTGGAATTTTACGAATGTAATAACTAATCATAGGATCATATGCTAGTCGAAATGTTTCTTTCAAAATGTGATTACTAGCATGTTGCCGAAGAATTGCTTCCTTGGCTAAACGAGAATTGTCTGCAGCAAGAGCTTCAAGAATTTCAAATACATTCATAATATCACCTCAAGAATAAAATACGTTTGCTTGGCGGTCATTCTTAAACTTACGCTTATACGCAGTCTTATCCTCTACAACACGAGGACGATACTTTGGCGTACGAAGGTCTCTGGCTACAGGATTACGGCGTTTTACGGTATTCATTATCTTCTCCACTATTTCATTATTATATAGTAAAAAGATACCCGTGTCAACCGAAGGGTTACTAATTAAATGGTTGTATTTCGGTGTTTACATTAAAAGTGATGGACTTGTAATCATGAGGTTTAGCAGATACTTGATTTTTCGCTATTTCTAGCTTTTCTAAATTATCGTAAACACCAACAATTGAATTTTGTCGAATACGATTAATTTTATCATGCCATCTTGCTTCTAAAATGTAAACTAATTTCATGCTGCCTGATCCATAGTTGCAGTATTTGTAATAGTTTGATACAATGTCTCAAACTCAGCATGTTCCTCAATCTCTTTATTAAAGTTTTGCTTGTGATAAGTCTTAGCCATCTTACGAAAAGTTTTCGTATTAAGATCTTTTTCATCACAAATAGTCTTAATTGCTTCTCTAATAAATTCTCGTTCGCCCTCAATACGAGTCATAGAACTACTAATTTCACGCATGCAATCTAAAATTGCTTTGCGATCTGCTGGATTACTAATCATAAAGGTTTCCTTTCAATGTCTTCTTCAATACAATCTTTGCCATATTGTATTTCTACAATACGCAAATCATTTTCAGTAAAATTACAAAGTTGATGCCATTGTTGTTTTCTAATAAAAAGATGTTGATGCTTATCTAGTACAGTATAAGTTTCATCCTCATTTTTTACTGTAGCAACGCCCTCAGATACCATCCAAAATTCATTACGTGAATAATGTTTTTGCATAGATAACTGCTTGCCAGGAAATACTAGCAATTCTTTAACTTTAATACCAGGCAATGAATAAAGTACTCTATATACTCCCCATTGTCTAACAACCATTTCCATACTATCTCCTCATAGATGCTATAGCCTTAGCATCGTCATCACAAAAAATAGGCACTGCATTAGATTTGTGCATAGTGCCAATACCAATAATTTTAGTACCAGTGTATACAGGAGCTTCTTTTTTAGCACCTACGCCTGCACCTGAATCATGGCTCTTGATATGTGAATTAGTAGTCCTACCTGGAGGCGGACCATAGGTGGGGAAAGGTCTGGTCAAAGGCCTTGACTTGATAGCCTTAGCAGTTTTATCAATATCTGATTTCAATTTTTGCCACTCTGCTTGTAGTTCTAGATCACGCTTCTTGGCTTCTGCCGAAGCATATTTGACTTTGCGCTTTTTGCTGTTGATAGTACTTAACCAAGGACCAACTAAAGACATGTCACATCTCCTAATAACATAAACATATTATATAATCAAAAGTTTCGCTTGTCAAATGCCCTGTACTTCCAAAAATTTACGGTTCTAGAGTCATAAACTGGGTCTTTTGGGATCTGCGTGTGGTCTGCCCAAGTTACTTTTGGTTCGGGTGGTTGCGGTTTCTTCCCGAATAACCACCGCATTACTTTACAACTGTGGCAATTTTTGTCTTAGGAATAGGTTTATCCATTTCCTCAGCAGGTTTAGGAGGCATAAGGTCAGGATATGCTTCCCGTACAATGCTTTCTTTAAGAGACTTCCATCTAGTCTGTAATTTGCGATCTTTAGCAAGACAAACCATTTCTGCCTCTGTCCAATGAATACCTTCTAGCAATTGAATGAACAATTGTTCTTTTCTCGGTTTATTAAGATTTACTGATCTATCTAACCAAACATAGAAGCGCCTAAACTCAACATAAAGATTAGTCTCAGATGTGCCCATTGGTAAGTCTTTATTTTTCTTAAATGGTGGCTCACCTTCTGGCAAATCCATGACTGCCCGCTCGTCATAATTAATTTGCAATATACCACGTAACACTACACTCTCGTAGTCTTTCAATACTTTGATTTTAGCTTCTCTTGATTTGGCTTTTTCAAATTCGTCTAAAATTTGTGGAACAGATGTTTTCATTAGAAATCCTCAATTAATTCTAACATATTCTTCATTTTATTTTCAATGAAGTAGTTTAGTAGTTTACTTTTATCTTTCTTCGGTTGTGCATTAAAAGTTGCTAAGATACGCTCTTTAATTTCAACTGGGATTGATCTAAAATCTACAAGAAGTTTATTACGATTATAGCGTTGTACAAATTCATCATCATTGGGTAATGTTGTTGGATCGTCCAGCCAACCTTCTAACTTCTTTGTTGATATTGATTTTTGTTTAATGCCGTTGACGAGGCAGTCATCTGCTGAGAACGCATTTGGTACTCCGTCTCCCTTATCGCCGCGGATTGTATGTTCCAGAACATATCTCTCCGGCGTTGTGTCAGGCTTGACATATTTTTTCTGAATTGGCGAGAATTGCTTGACATTTTTATACCTCTGCAATTGTATAAAATCATGATCGCCTGAGATAATAAGAAATGGTTTTGGATCACCTTCAGCTATAACTGATGCATTTTTGAGATCGTTTGTTTGAGTCCACTCTGCAAGAATAGCAATAACGTCATCTGCTTCTGCACCTTCCACATTGAGAACTTTGTATGGGAAGTATAAATTAATTTCCTCTCTAATTGTAGTAAGAGTTTCAAAAATTAATTTCCAGTCGAAGCCAGAATCTTCTCTTGCTTTTTTACGTCCTGCTTTATACAATGGAAATACATCTCGGCGCCAGTATTTCATATTATCGCATGCGATAACTATTTCACCGTATTCATGACCAAATTTTTGCTTGTATCCTCTTAGCGAGTTTACAATCATATGTTTCAAAAGCGGCACATTTAATTCAACATCAGTGCGACCACCTAATTCCGCCATTAGATTAGAAATGGCAGTTTGATTATAATCAACAACAATCATTATATTTCCTAAGTTTTTACTACTGTTCCAAATGTAGCGCTTTCTGCACCCGTGTTATCTATGTAACTATCAGTTGGTTGTAGTGATTGAAGTAATGCCGTATATGGTGCCAATTTTTCTTTTATGGTAGGTTTTAGGGTTAGATCAAGTACATTATTACCACATCCTGCTAGTAAATTATATACTATATTATTGATCTGAGCAGTTAACGCTGCTTTAACTCTTGCCTTTGTAATATTGACTTTAAAATTAGTATTAAATTGACTAAGTGTTGTTCTTAGATTTGATATTTCGCCTAATAGAGCAGTAACACCAGTTGCTGCTGTGATTTTGTCGGCAACTGCTTTAATAAGATCCCCATTTTTAAGGCCCTTGTATAAATCATTAATAGTAACTAATGTAAGATCACTTGAGTCTGGATTACAAGCATCGCCTAGCAAATCCATTATACTACACTCTCCGGGAGAACCAGCACTACTTGCAGCAGTCACACCTGATAGTATATCTGTATTATTTTTAAATGTAACCAACGTGGATCTAAATTCTGTCAATTCTACATATTCAGCAGACCCTGGCGTTTCTAAGGCTAATTTAGCATCAATAGCAGCAATGGCAGCATCATATGCTGCCTTGATTGGATTTTGAAAAAGTTCCTGATTAAGTTTATCAAACATATCAGCGCCGTCATTAATAACAGAAGAAAGCGCTGCTACTGTTTGTGTTATACTATCTATAAGAGCTTTGAGTTCTTGAAGTTCTTTTGGAATGATACCAGACACTACGATTGCTGGACTGCCTGCAATTTGAGTAGCAATAGATTGTGCTAATCTTTGACCACCTATATATGACAATATCAATCTTATTAATTGACAATATGATAATTTAATAGCCATACTAT